ACACGGCGATTCAAAATCAGCTGATAAGCAGCTGCTTGTACGCTAGGAGCCGCACTGTTCATTTCATCTAAGAAAAGAATAATGTGTTTGTGTTGTTTTGCCAATTCTGCACTTGGCAATTCTGAAGGAGGTGCCCAACGCATAGTATTATCGTTGGAATCGAAATATGGAATACCTTTAATGTCAGTAGGTTCCCAAAGGCTCAAACGAACATCGATTACATGAGCATCGAGTTCAGTACCGAGTTGTTTGATAATGTCTGACTTACCAATTCCTGGAGGACCCCAAAGGAAGATTGGACGCTGATTCTTGAAAGCCTTACGCAAAGACTTTTTGGCACCGCTTGGGCCAACTGTACGACTGGAAATTTCTGTTGACATTTATATTCCTATGCTGAGTTAAAAATTTGTTACTGTTAACGCTGTCTATGTATGTATTGTACGGCATTTAACAAATTATGTCAACTATATTTTAATTAGATAGATTTTTTTCACGCTCATTTATGGCTTTTATTAAACCAAATTTTCTTATGTCGTCGCTAAACAACATTAGCTCAAAACTCTTGCGTTCAGAAAATAGTGTTATACTTTGGCTGGTCAAATAGTACGGACTATCAATATATCTTTCTAAAAAGATTATGGTTTGTGGACTAAGCTCGATTGGTTCGGTAAATGGCACTTCGTATGATTTGAGTTCTAAATCTTTTACCAAAAATTCATATCCGTCTTCGGTTAACCGGAATGCACTATCTTTGTTTACTCTAGTGCTTTTCCACCATTTCCGACTAAACAATTTGACATTGGCTTCATCTGTACTTTTACCCCAAGTTTCGAGGAAAATTTTGGTCAGCGAAGTTCGACTTATCATTTACAAATAGTACCCTGCGTCAATTTAACCACTTGAAAATCTTCACAGCCGAAAGTAAGATTTAATTTTTTTGCTAAATTGTGTGCATGTCCAGGATTTGAAAAAGAAACTTTTTTATATTTGGGTCCTGGATAAGAAGTAAGACTATTAAATGACTTCAAATTAAAAGGTTCGTTTTTATAAAATACAGCCCAAATGGCTTCAGACTCGAGAATTTGCTCGGCTTTATAATTTTTCTTGTTTATATATTCAAGTAATATTTTTGGCTTTGGTCTCGACATTATTTGCGTCCTGATAAGTACGCATATATTTATCTAAATTATCCTTTAAAATCTCCGCCATCTAACATGATATTAACCACTTCATTCTCTGTATTATGCTTTAGTTTATTAAACAAACTTTCATAATCTTGCACCAGCTTATCTTGTATTTCAGCAAGTGCTAAATTAAGTAATCTAGCCTGTTGGATTGGAATTTTTAGTTCTTTGCTTTGACTTAATTCAGCAGCTCTGAGCTGCTGAGTAAATTGCGTTATAGGGGTTAAATTAATCTGATTTGACATTAGAAAGTACCTGTTTCATTTCAAATTCTGTTTTATAAGGTCCTTTGTATGGATTTCTCTCTAATGTAATCAATTTAGGACAAAAACTCTTGACCCAACCTTTGTTAAATTGAATAGTATAGTATCCGGCACAATATAAACTTTTACTCTGGAGACTTTTTGTAAACAACGGCAATTTATTACGAACATCGTACATAGTATTATAAGGTCGAACACTTGTAGGAAATCCGTGACATTCATTAGGTTCTGCTTGTGTTATTTTTACTTTGGCGTTGGTTAAAAAGAATCCATCTCCAAATTCTTTTGTAAGGTCTTGTTTTTTATTAAACATTACTTCGCCGTTAGTATTTGATAATACAAATTTATTATTTTCTTTTTTATGTAATGTTGCGATTTTAGTTCCATCTTGTTCTACAATCCAAAACTTACCATCCACAATAGGCTTGGCACATATAACTGTCATATTTTTCTCCTTTATACTACAAGGGCCCTGACGGCACCCCAGTAATGTATGTATTTATCTCTCATTCTTCAACGAAATCTACTACATTGCCGTCAGCATCTGCACAGATGATACGTACACTATCACCGTCTTCGTTTTTAATTTCAATAGGGCCCCAAATCCACCATTCGGTATCAGTTTGGTACCAAGGATCTTCTTCTCGTTCTTCTAATTCATAGATGCTATTTTCATCAATAAACTCTTGAATTTCTTCTTCTTCCTCTTCGTTTAGTCCTTCAATCTCAACATCATACCAACAACCGCCGTCATACATTTCGTTAAGATCGACGCTTTCAATATTATTGACTTCACAGTCACACATATTGATGCTGTCTTTTTTACCATCGCCTCCAGGAACTTCTACAAACTCGAACTCGGGAGGATTGTCGTCTGTTGTGTTAACAATCCATTCACCGTAGCGAAATCCATTAACAACTGCAATTTTACCATCACCATTTTTTTGAGACCAATACTCATTTTCTTGACAAGATTTTTTATAATATGTACTAACGGTCCATGTTGCCATGATTATCTCCTTATTGGTCTAATGGCAAAGTATTCCACTCTTTAATTAGAGCGATAACTTCTTCTTCTGTATTGCAGATACTTTTTGTAGTAGCCCAGTCGTCCTTTTTATTACGGCCACCGATTTCGACCATCCAACCGTTATCGTAACGATTGATAGTGATGCTTTCGTTTACTTTTGCTAGTTTTGCTAATTTACTCATTTAGTTCTCCTTGATATTTTGCCTGAAATGGTTCTGCATATTGCTGAATATTATCAGCAATCTTTTTCATATCCCAAGCATTACAAAACTTGAGCATACGAATGCCAACTTGATCCACTGTTTTAGGTTGAGCATTAATCTTAATTGTTTCTTGAATCTTTTCTTTAATGTCTGCAGGTTGTGCTGTAAGATCGCATAATTGTACATTGCGTTGATAATCTTCTAGAACTCTGTGTTCTTCGCCATTATGGTCAACCCATCTCTGAAGCATGAGATTGTTCCACGCAAATCCGCGGCTTTTACGGTCTTCGAACGCTTCAATAAGACCAACTTTGTTTTTAGAACCTTTAGTACGCACACCTGGATACGCTGAGAAGACATTATCACTGGTATCACCACGCATACATTTCTCGAACAGCATCCACTCTGGGTCTTGCGCTGGCTTTGGTTCGCCTGTCTTTTTGTCTTTAACGGGTTTACCTTTGGCATCAAAGATTCCTTCGTGTGTAATATGTAAGTCACCTACGCCATTATATTGGCTGACATTAGGACTAACTAATTGTGCAAAATCTCCATCTGTGCTAATAATCACATGCTTTGCATCCGGATGTGCTTGTATCCAGCCTGCAATCAAATCATCTGCTTCTAAGTTTTCATGGCGCATTACAGTAGCATTGGTCTTTTCTGTAATGAAATTTTTAAACTCATCAAATGCTTCCCAGAACAACTTGTCTTCATCTTGTTCTCGTTGCGTCATCGCCGCACGAGTTTCTTGTCTATTAGCTTTGTAAGGCTTGTAATAGTCCTTACGCCAGCTACGACCTTCGAGACAGAATACTACATGAGTACCGCCGAAGTCATTCCATGCTTTTTTAATGCTGTTAAATGTAATATGAAAGGCCATGCCAAGTTTTATTTCTGCATTGCCTTGTACCACATGACGGGCACGGAAAAATGTGTTTGCTGTATCAACAATAATATATGTCATTCTACTTGAGCTCTGCCGTTAGGCAATTTACTAACATTAATAAAACCTGCACTAGATCTTTGGGGATCTTGTCCAGCCTCGACAAGCATGTTTGCGGCCAGTTCTCTAAACCAACGATCTACAATTTCTTCTTCTGGATCGCCATCAAAACCGTAACCTGCTTGTTTCAATTGTACTATAAACAAGTCGTTCCAGTCAAGCTCGAAAAAGCCATTTCTAACATTATCTGGATTAATCTTAGTTTCCAAAACAGCAACATATGGCTCACCCTTAGCAGTAGCACGAGCTTTTGGATCCATTTTGGCTTGCTCTTCTTTCTGTTGAGCTAGTACAGTTTCGGCAACTGCTTTATCTCTAACTATCTGGAGTGCTTCTTTTTCGGCTTCTAGCTGATCGATCCCTAACCATTTTCTAAGTATTTTTTTCATTTTTTCTCCACGCAATTACAGTCTCTGCCTTGCCTACAATTGCCAGTACATGCGCTATCTGGAATTTTTTTTATAAATTGGTAAAATAAAAATATCATAATTATCCATCCAATAGTAAAACAAAGCATAAAAAACATTTTAAGTTCCCCATTCATTTTTAAATAAAGGAACTTGCAGTCTGTCGCTATATCGTAACCCGGCCTTCATAGCTAATTCTGCTACACGGCGATTATTTAAATTATAAACACTTTCTACTCCGCCTACTGGCATTAGGTATACAGGTCCTTCGAATCCTGAAGCTCTATAAATATCCATGACTTCGATCGCTTCGTATGCATCGTCTTCAGTTGCTACAACAAATTTAAGATAAGTAGAACCAATTTCTTGATATTCTAGTACCACATCTGGACAAATAGCTTCTTGTCTACTTTCACCACTAACACTAAGTTTAGGACTTACGCTAAATGTTAGTCCTCTTCCAAAAAATCCATCCCCGTTCCATTTTAACAAATATTCTTTAAAATCTTTTGTTAGATGTTGGGTACCATTTGTTTCAAAAGTAATCTCTTTTAATGGTCGCATATATTCGTGATCTAACAAGTCGGGATATTGTTTTTGCCAACCTAATAACGGTTCGCCACCTGTAATGACCAAATGTTCGTCTTGCCAACTTTTCCAAGGCAAAATTTCCATAATGCGTTCTACAATAGCATCAGTAGTCATCATGGGACTAAGATCTTTAAACCTAGGATCCCAACTAGCGTAACTATCACAGCCTGTACTAACTAATGGCAATTCTTCGTATTTGCTATAATGATGTACTACTTGAGCAATATCTTCTGCTTCTGTACTTGATTCGCCACGAGGCATACCAAATCCGGCACAGCGGAAATTACAGCCGAAAGTTCTAAGGAACACACTAGGCACCCCCATATACCTACCCTCTCCCTGAATCGAATAGAAAAGTTCCGCTATTTTTATTTTACTCATTTTCATCTCTTTCTAAATATTGACTTACTTGATCTTCTGCATCTTGAATACTTTCTGCCCATACTGTAAAAGTAGCAATGCCGTCTTTAGCATGAACATCAAATGGAACAGTTCCATTAGGCAACCAACCTGGCCCGACTTCTCTTTTAATCAAAAATTTATTTAGGCTTGTATTTTTCATACGATAGATTAATTCATCTGTTATTTGTTTTGCATTAGTCATTGTCTTCCTTTACAGATCCCCAGGGGCGTTTATTTCCAGCCCAATCTTGTATGTTACAACTCCACAACATTAAACGGCAATAGACTGGATATAGCCACGCCCAGTCAAACCAATTCATTGGAAAACTAATCCAGTGACCTAAGTAGTATAATATTTCACTTAGGATTCTAGCAAAGATTTTTTTAATCATCTAGGAGCAAAATCTTGTTGAAGTTTAATATTATCAAAGAATTCTTTTTTTGTACCTACATCGTCTTTGAAAGCACCTTTAAGTACTGTAGTTTGTGTTAAACTACTATGTGCCATAATTCCACGATTTTCGCAACACCCGTGCGTCATTTGCAAGTATACACCAATATCATCTGCACCAGTAGCTTTGCCTATTTCCTTAGCAATGTCAACACAAAGTTCCTCCTGGAGAGTACCTCGTCGGGCACACCATTGTGCGATTCTGGAATACTTAGATAAGCCAATAAGTTTATCGGCAGCAATAATACCAATATAAGCCACACCAGCCACAGGTTGGTGATGATGACTGCACATACTACGCAATTCACTACGAACAACAAGCATACCTTCGTAACGGTCT